TCGCGTCACGGCACCAGTTGTGACTGACGAGATAGATTGCCCGTTCGGCAGACGAACCGCGCCGCTGGATGGGGCAGACCCAGATCCGGATAGGACGTATGTCGTTGCCTGAACATTATCGAACCCGGCAATCTGCACCGTCCCCTGACCGATGACGTTGCCGGTATTCAGTTGTGTGTAGGCACTGTCATCAGCAAGTTTTACCTCAAGCGCCGTACCGCTACGCTTCAGTGCTGGGAAGCTCGCGGTTATTCCATTGAACGTCAATAAACCTCCGGACGCAATGCTGAGAGTGATGTGGTTGGCGGCGTTGGTATCACCCACTATCACATCGTTCACGGTGTTTGCGGCGATGAGATTGATATCGCCAGAGTTGGCACCATTTCGGCCAACGACATACACGTTATTCGCTAGTCTAATTCCACCTGTTGTCGCCGGGTTCGTCCCCACCGCCAGCGCCGTGCTGAGCGTCAGCGTGGTCAGTGAGGGACTCGCGCTCCACGATGGCGCCGCTCCCCCGACGAGCACCGTTCCAGCCGCGCCGATCCCCAACTTCGCTAACGTCGTCACGCCGCTCGCGTAGAGCAGATCGCCAGTCGTATAGGACGCCAGCCCAGTCCCGCCCTGCACCGCAGTTACCGCCGCATTCGTGGTGAGGATCGTTGCATTGGCATCCGGAAAGGTGAAGGTCCGTCGCGCCGTAGGGCCAATACCATCAATCAGGATTGCCATGAGTTAGGCCGTCACCAGGACTCGGCGAAGCAAATCGGATAACGAGAAGACGGCAGACGAGGCCGTCACCTGATAGTGCGGCAACAGATCCGGCGCCGCGTCAAACGTGATCGTCACGTCCTGAATGAGGAAGTCCCCTTCGAGGCCCCAGGTCCCGACGACATTGAACATGTTACCGAACTCATCCGAATCGAAAATGCCGGTCGTCGTATTGATATGAACAGTCTTGCCCGCACGTGTCTTCGGATCGCGGGTGCAGTAGGTCACCGAGACGATCGGCCGGCTGAACCGTGCGAGGTCCGCATCGCACAGCGCGATCAGTGAGGCTTCGCCGCGTCGGTCGTCGGTGATCGTGAATTCACGGATGCCGTCGGTGGGATTTCCATTGGGTTCTTTTTCCAATTGGCCAAGTGCCGCTTGTGCCGCGAGATCATCGCGCTGCACCCAGAGATGAACGAGTGAGCCCTTAGCAATCGCACGTCGCAAGCCGTTACTATTATTGAGGCCAGTCAGTGCAGGTGATGGAAAGATCTGATTCCCGTACAGGACCGTCGTCGTGAGAGCACCAAATCCGTTGGGCGGAATCCCCGTGAGAGTATTGCCAGAGATCCCGGTATAGCGGACGGTCAGACTACTCAGCGATGCCCATCCACCATTGACTGAAAAAGGGCCGGCGCTGGCCAACAGGATCGATGTCGATCCAGCGAGGACTTGTCCCTGCGGCTGCGTCAACCCTGAGGTATCTGACACCGGAGCATTGGCACCCAACGACGCATCGGCGTTCACGTCTAGATATGTCGTCGTCGTATTGTCGGCGAGCGTGGTCAAGAGTTTGAGTTGCGAAGCATTGACGGCAGTACGATAGACCTTGCGCTGCGTCGTCCCGCTCGCGCCGATCGCAATCCCGGTCAATGACACTTGATTCGCCGTGGCCGTGTTAGTCGTCGGCACATTCGCGCCAAGCGATGCATCAGTCACGGTATCATTAAATGTCGTTGTGGTGTTATCAGCGAGCGTGGTCAGTAATTTCAATTGCGCACCACCAGCCGTCGTGCGGTAGATCTTACGCTGGGTCACGCTCGCGGGACCAGTGGGAATCGCTGAGAGCGGAATCCGTTGGAGATAGGCCGTATTCGTCGATGGTGCTGCTGCGCCGAGGCTGGCGTTCGTCGTTGTATCTGTGTAGGTCGTGGCAGTATTGTTCGCGATCGTGGTGACTAGCTTGAACGTGCCGGTCCCATTGAAGCGGCGATAGAGCTTGCGTTGCGTGACATTCGACGCGCCAGTTGAGATCGTCGTCAGGCCGATCGTTTGATATTTGAACGTGCTAGATCCTGGTGGACTGACGTGGCCTGCGATGTCGGCGTCCGAAAACGTTTTGTCTCGATATTCTTGCGTAGTATTGCTGAGGACAACGAGCAGCTTGAACGCCCCTGTACCTGCCTGTCGGTAGATGCCGATGTTTGTGACTGCCGCATCACCAGAGGCCGTCACAGTAAAAATGAATTCATTAGTCGATGGGTCACTAGTACTATGCAGGAGAGACGTCGGACCCTGAAGAGTTTCGTGTGAACTGCCTGGGGTACCACCATCGAGATAGGTAGCGACATAATGATAGTCGGTATTGGCAGTCACGTTACTCGGCCCAGGCCCAGTCGTTGCCTCAAAGGTGAAGGCCGGAGGTGCGCTGACCTCGCGGGCCGTGACCGATCCGCTCGTCGGGCTCACCGTCGTCTCGCCGATCGCCGTGACGAAGGTCACCTGGTAATCATGAGTACCGTTATCCACGCCAACATCACCAATAGTAGGCGTCCCGGCCGTCGGCGCTGAGCTTGGCGCTGTGGTCGTCGATGTCGCCTTCGTCACAGTTGGACCCGCCGTCGTCTCGCCAGAGGCCGTGACGAATGTCACCGCATAATCATGACTCCCAATGTCTGGGCCTGTCCCTTCCGTAGGCGTCCCGGCCGCCGGCGCACTTCCAGGCGCGGCCGTGTTGCCAGTCGTAATCGACGCCACTGGACTCGGCAATGATTCACCGCTGCCAGTCACATCGGTATAGGCATATTGAAAGAGGCCTGTGGCGAGACCAGCGCCAGCTGCGAGGGCCAGCGAGGGCGCCGTAGACGGCGATGCCCCAGGACCGACCAGTGAACCGCCGCTCCCGAACTGCACACCAGTGTACGAGTAGATATCCGTCTGGGCGCCGTCTGCCGTCGATCCGGCAATGATCTGTCCGCCGAGCGGATTGAACATTGAGACATCTGGAATCGGCAGAATCGTTTCACGTTCAGCCACGTCGGTCGGAATCGTTTCACCATGGCCTTTGCCATATGCGCGTGAGCGGATCTGTGACAAATCCGTACTGAACGTCAACGGCGGCGTGTTCATGGGCGGGTGAAACTCGTTAATCGGATCCGGCGCGTCTGTCGCCTCCGCAATGAACAAATGCACGTCACGGCTGTAATCAACTTTGGTTCGGCCACCCACAGCGATCGCAAGTTGATTCATGCAGGACATGAAGTCGGACTCGCCGTCGAAGTTGATCGAGATCGCTGGCAGATCCAGCTGGACGTGTCTTGATGTAAATCCAGGCGCGAAGGTCGCGATGAGGTATTGAGCGATCATCGTCGCAGACTGATTCACAAATGTCCCAAGTGGTCGCCGTTTGTTGATCGCGAAGGTATGATCAATCAGGCTCGCCGGCCAGACGAGATTGTCTGGCTTCACTTCGTAGCTCCGATCCACGGACTGAATCTCGCCACCGAACAACAAGTTCGCTGAGTCGAGTAGTCCGAGGCCGATCGTGATCGACTGGCCCGCAGTCGGCGCCACCGTATCGAACAAGGCGGATGCCGTATTCGGTGCCGCCCCGAGCACATCATGAATTGAAAGGCCTGACGGGAAACGTACCCGCGAGGTCATCAGGACGCCGTCGAGCAGAAACAGCACTTTCGAGGCGGCCAGTGTCGTGAAGGACCACACCGGGCCTGTCGCCGTGCCGCCATCGTTGATCGCCACGATCTTCCAGTAGTACGTGGTGAACGGTGCGAGCGTAGGAATGTAGGTCGTGCCGACATAACTCGGAATGAGAAACGACGGGGACGGGTTCGTCCCGAAGTAGATATCGAACTTCGTCGCGCCAGCCGACACCCAGGAGAGCCGACTGTAGAGCGCAGTTGCGGTATCGGCAGGATACGGCATGTTCGGTGTCGCTGGTGCCGCTGGAATCGGCAGCACCGTCGAGCCCGCACGCGGATGGCGCCGATACGGCGCGAAACGCAAGACCGAAGATGGAGGCATCCCCTATTCCCAGCTCACCAGTTCGGCCATGTACTGATGGACGGTCAGACTTCCGGTCGCCACGGTCTGCGTAAAGAACATGTCGAGCGATTGCGCAATAGACGTGTCGAAATTGCCCCCGACGGCTGGCGCGGAGTTCCACGGCAGGATCGCGCTGAGCACACCCTTGGGCGCCGTCGCGGGAACCCCGAGAATATCTTCACAGGTCCAGATTCCCTGCCCCGCGAAATTCCCAGTCGCACCAACGGCCCGCAGAGACATCATGATCTCCAGGGTCCACCCGACGGTGGTATGTCCAGCCACGGTATCCAGCAAGATGGCCAGGCTGTCGAAGACAACCGTTCCGCCGAGTCGAACATCGAATCGCGCGGTGCCTGGGGTCGTGATGACGGAACTGATACGACCAGTCGCGTTGATCAGCAACAATTTCCCGATGGTGTCGAAGGCGCTGGCTGGCACAATCGTTTTCGCCTGAGCGGGAAGACATGTGGCCGCAGCCGCAGCCGTCAAGGTCGGTCCGTCGACTTGCGCACTCGCCAAAATCTTGCGGTAACCTAGACTCATCGCATGCTCTCCATTAGGCCGATGGCCACTGTCGGCCCTGTCTCATGATCCGCGTGATTTCATCGATGAGTGGTTGTGCAAGATCGCGGACCGATCCGTTGATATACCAGTTGTTCGTCATGCTGCCGCCGCTACTGGGCGCGATCGATCCTGAGCCACTCGGCCGAAACAACTCAGGCCCGCGCTCACCAACTAGATAGGTCTGTCCAGCCGTGACCGGTCCACCCGCGGCTCGTGTCGGCATGCCGCCACCGAACCCCGTGAGAAAGAAATCCCCGCGGTCCCGCTGTGCCTGCTCCATTTTCAGTTTGCGATTAATCCAATCGCCCGCATTATTGACTTCCATGAACGCCGACACCATCGTGCCGGTGCCGGCCACGACGACGCCCTTGAACTGTTCGAACGCCGCCGCGGCGCCCTGAAGGGCTGGCGGAATCTGCGCGACCGTCGGAGGAAGTTGCTGAACCGCCGCGTTGACGGCGTCCTGCGCCTTGGCTTCCTCATAGAGCGATTGGGTGTACGCGTCGACCAGGATTTGCTCCTGCGCGGTCTGAGAGATCCCAGCCGCTTGCGTGAGATGCAGCGCCTCGAGCGCGAGCCGCAGCGTCTCTGCCGCAGACGTCACTTTGAGATGGCCCTGTGCGTCGAGCCCATAGATGGCATTCCGCTGCGTTTGCGCTTGAAATTCGGCCACAACCGCCGCATTGGTGAACGCCAGCAGCTTCTCTTCGAGTGCCATCCTCTGGTTCATGACTGCGGTGTGTTGTTTCCCAGCGTCAAGAATCACCTTCATGCGTTCGGTTTCGGCATTGAGTTGCGCATAGGTCGATTTCGCGAGCCGCTGCTCGGCGGCATCTAACTCGGTCAGCATGGCGATTTGCGCGGCCGTCCCGTATGACTTCGCACGCTGCGTTTCCATGGCTTGGAGTTGCGCGATCTGATTCGTGTAGGTCGCTGTGAGGATCTGGTCTGCCTGTGCATGCGCTTCCTTGAGGTCACTCGCCGCTTTTTTCGCAGCTTCCACTCCAGCCACATACTTATTGTATTGCGCGGTAGCGATGCCGATGCCCTCGGCGTTCTTCGCATTGAGCGCACCGATTTCTTTCAGGTGCTCCAAATCCTTCATTTGCGCGGCCGTTAACGTGGCCGCCGCGTCCGCTTCGAGCGCAGCCATGAATTTGACGGCCTGACTGCGCATGTCGAGCACTGTCACGGCTTTCTTGTGTTCACCGGTGTTCGCGACAGTACTCGCGGTGTTCTTCTCGGTTTGCTGATTGAGATGATCGAGAAGGGTCGCTAAGTTCGTCGCACTCGCACCAGTAATGGTATTACTGGCCGCGAAGTCCTTCAGTACGGCGACGGCGATGGCCCACTTCGAGGCGCCTTGATTGGCCGCATCGATCACCACATTGAAACCCTGCGAGATTGGACCGATCATGTTCGCGGCGATTGACGAGAGGTTCTTATTCGCACGCGCGATCGATTCGCCGAACTGATCCATCGCGTCGACCGACTCGGTACTCGCGACATGATTCAGCCTGCGCCACGTCGCCAACGCGCCTTCGATACCCTCTGATGCACCGGCCATTGCCGCGCCTAATTTCCCGCCGAACAGCTCCGCCGCAGCCGTGTCACGTAATCCGCCCTGTAAGGTCGATAAGCCCTTTTCTATCTTGAGAAACAGTTCCTGCCCGTTCAGGCCTTCGACGTCCTTGAACGATAAGCCCATGATGTGCAGGCCGTGTGCCACGGACTCATCGCCACCTGCGATCCCGCGACTGAGACGAAACAGCCCTTTTGCGAGCGTGTCGGCATCCACGCCGAATTCCGTCATGGCGCCGGCGATCAACTGAATCTCTTCGACGTTGATATGCGTCTGGTTACTGAGATCTTTCAGGGCTGAGGCTTGTTTGATGATGTCGGTAACGAATTGCGCCGCCGCGCGCACGGTAAACATAGCCGCCAGTCCTACCGCGATATCGGTGACGACTGATTTCATACTCTCGAAATGCCCCGTGCTGGTTTTCGTCGCGTCTGCGAGTTTCTGGAGACCGGGAGGTGCATCGAGGCCGAGCTTTTTCATCTTCTCGGTGGCTTCGTTTGCCTTTGTGCCGACCTGCTCGAGTTCGCGCGCCGTCAGCATTGAGACGCCGCCGGCTCGCTCAATCGCTTCGGCCATCAATGTGGCTTCCTGAATGAGTTTGCGCCCCGAGAAGCCGTCTGTCATGCGGTTGAGCGAGCCCTCGACTTTGCTGGCGCCTTTGGACATATCGACCAGCGCCACGTCCGCCTTAGCGATCGCGTCGAGAAAGCTACTGAAGTCCGCCTGGAACCTGGCATTAATGGCCATGTCGTGTGTTCTGTTCGTTCAGCATCTCAACCAAGATCGCGTAGTCGTCTTGATCTAGTTCACGGACATAGTGGACTGGCCAGCCTGTTCTGATGGCGATGGCGAGATCGCTGACCCGTTCTTCACGCCATCCCGCTCGTTTTTTTCTGCCTCGCGTTCCTGATACATCGCCTCTTCGTGCGCGTCGATCGCCGCCCGAATTTCGACGAAGCTCTCCGGATCAAATGTGTCCAGTGCCGCGGCGACAGCTTCCACAGATCGATCGGCGATCGGGATCACCTTGCCGTCCGGCCCGACAAACGACCAATCCAGTAAATAGGCCGTCACCTTGGCGACCCCCTGCTGGATCGGATTGACCCGCAATTGCCCATCGATGCCAGCGAGGTACATACGCGCGAACATGGCGCGCTGTTCGCCCGAGTTCAACCGTTTCTTGACTTCGATCCAGTCCCCGTCTGACAATGGCAACCGGACCGCGTCCGGCTGCACGACACGACATCGCCCCATGTGTTACTCCGTCTGAGTCAGTTTCGCGGTCAGCGTCCCTGACTCGATCTGCAACGATTCCACCGACCATACCCACGGCAGGGCGTGCTGACGATTGACCCGAAACGTTAAGGGTGACTGTGACATCCACAACGCATGTTGACTCACGACCGTGGCGGTCAGTGCCAGCCCTGAGGGCGTCGTCGTCATGGTCCACGATCCAAGCACTGCAGCTTGATGCCAGCCGTAGCGCAATTCGCCCTCCAGACCGCGATACGTAAACGTTGGCATGACTTACCAGATCCTCAGAACGTATTTGCCCATGCCCCATTCGCGGCGAATGACCCTGAAATCGTGACCGCGCCGCTGACCGATTCGTCCATCGAGATGTCCAGCCACGCAGGGCCCGACCAGAACTTGGTCACGATGTCGGCCGACGGATAGAGATACAGCTTGCATCCGTCCGCCGATGCCGCCGCCGTGAAAGGCTTGCTTTCGGTATCGTCCCACGATCCGCCGAATGATCCTTGGACATCCGGCAACCCTTGGACATACGTTTTGTTGGCATCGCCAAAGGCCGTCACCTCGATCTTGTCGGTCGACCGATTGATCGTCCACTTGTTCAACTTGATGACGTTCGTCGCGGCGCCGGCTCCCGTCGTCGAAAGGTAGATAACCCCTTTGCGTCCTGCATAGACAGCCATACTGTGACCCTCTCCGCCGCTAGGCGGCCTGTTCCTGAATCAATCGTGAGAGATCCCCCAGGACCGTCTTAGCCCTAGTCGTCCACGATGACTCGGCCACACAGGCCGGTAACTGCTGTGCCATCCGCTGTCGTCCGTCCGGATCATGTAACCAGAGACGAATCAACGCGGCGGCCTCGGTCGGAGATGAGAAGGTCGGCACGAGATCGCCGAATACTTCCTTGACTTCCGCCCGGTCATCTGAGAGATGAAACGCACCACACGCGGCCAGTTCATAGGCACGCGGACTGAGCGATTCAGCATGAGCAAGATATGGCGCACCTTTTCCCCAGCCACGCGATTTCCGATAGAGATTCAGCCCGATCTTCGCGCGCCGGTAGAGCGCCGCAGTCATTTCGTTGGTGATCTGCGCGCCTCTGATACAGGCCACCACCTGATCGTTCAGGCCCAAGTCTTTCCACGTGCCATAGAGGCCTAGATCAATCCCTGTCCAGTCAATACTGTTGAACCACGTCACACGCTCAGAGAAGCCGGATCCCACAAATACGACATCATGGCTGGGCAAATCGCCGAGTGACCGCGTCGCGACATAATGCTTGTCGGGATGCCACGCATGTGGGAGATAGCCCGCACGCGGATTCACGGTCAGAAAGTCCGCGACACAGGTCCGTTCATTTGTCCAGCATCCATCCACGAGCCCGGCAATCCGTAATTCCTGCTCATGATCGTAGGGTGATTCAGTGAAGAGGACGGTCACGAGCAGACCGGCACGTTTCATCATGACGATCACGTCCGGGTGCATCAACATCGCACTGACGATGAGGACGACGTCCACCTGTTGCCGCAATGCCATTTCGAGTGCACCGACGCCAGCGTGGTACATCACATCTGCGACATTGGGTTTCGCGAGATCCGGATTCGTTTTCTTTTTGGTGCGCCAGAGCCAGTGCAGTGCTTTGTGCGAGGCTTCGATCCGCGTATCGAGTCGATACGGTTCGACGTAGACGCCATGCTGTTGCAGACCGTAAGAAAGGCCGTCGAACACATCCGCAGTGGACCACGAAGCCCCAGGATGCGCCAGCAACACGCGCAGCGACCGAGTCCCGCTCATATAAACGCCTCATGCGCTCGCGATGTGGCGATCGCATCAAGCTGCTGATTCACTGGATGCAGCCGGCACATCACCCGACAGCCCTCGTCGACCGCATAGTGGCCTGGATGCCCTGCCCAAATGTCCGCGAACGAGTCGATACGAAGATCACCGAGCGCCGTCACTCCGCGCCGTTGTGGGCAGATCCAGACGCGGCCGTCTGGCGTGATCGTCGTATTTAATCGGATCCCCGTGCAGGACGTGTAGCCATGGCCAGCCCATGCGGCATAGGCGCGGAACCGCTCCGGCTCGATCTCGACATCAGATTCACGCGCAAGCTGTTCGAACAGAAGTGGCGCCGCCGCGATCCAGCGGCGATCGTCGGTGCATTGGCTTGGCGTGTCAGGCGACGTCCGGATCGCCGGCCTGAAGGTCGCATAGGTCGCGCCGAGCGAGCGAGCGAGCGCGAGCATGTCCCACGCGCGCGTGTAGTTCTGGGCATGCAGCAGAAACGACACGCCCACGACCACGCCATATGGAGTCAGCCACCGGATGCCATGACAGGCCGCCTCGAAGCGCTCAGTCGATACGCCCTTCTCGGCAGCGTAGGTCGCTGCATCAGCACAGTCCAGCGACACGACCACCCATGACGCGGTGTGCGCAAGAAAGTCCGCAGACTCTCGTGTCAGCAGCCCGCCAAGCGTATACATCCCTTGCTGCAGCCCTTGACTCTGTGCGTGCGCCAGTATCTCCATCCATGCGGGATGTGTCGTGGGTTCCCCGCCGCCGCTCCAGACGATGCCCTGCACGTCTAGCGCAGCCAGTTCGCTGACGATGCGCGTGACAAGTCCGACGTCAGCGAGATCGCCTGTGTCCTCATACGCCATCGGCAACATGCGCGACCTGGACACCCACGGTCCCTTGCTATGCGTGTGCGCAAAATGGCAGTCCTGACACCCCAAGACGCAACGGTTCGAGAGATCCCATTCCACCGTCACAGGTGCTGGCTTCTGGCCGTGGCTCCAACCGACCACCCGATCGAGATGGGCAAAGACTTTGTGCCGTGGGTCGATGTAGGTCACGCGACTACCTCTGGATGCCCATGACGCACATCCCCACGAAGAAACAGCATCGACAACCGAGCGACGCGATGGCCAGCCATACAGAGCGCCTGTGCGAAATCGGCGTCACCCTCATAGCGTTTCCCGTAGTCGCCGCAGTGTTGCGTCCACACATCCCGGCGCACGATCAGATTCCCGAGATCGATTTCACCGAGGACCGGTGGCCACACGCCGGAGATCTGCCCCAGACCGTGCTTGATGACCGAGACCAGGATGATCGGCGGATAATCCTCGGCGATGGCGAAGTCGCGCAGCTGTGTCACGACGGACGAATTCGCGAGCTCGTCATCGTCGGCCAGGAAATGCACGTACTGGCCATGTATCGCGTTGGCGTACTCAGGCACCCGCGCAAACACGCCCGCGATCCCGACGCCCACGTAATCGGCGACGATGACATGTTCGATCCACTTGATGTCGGTTTGCTTTCCCACGCTGGCCATGCATGCGGCCAAGGCCTGTGGCCGTCGAAAGGTTGGTGTATAGAACGTGATGAATGGCGTCACACATTCACCTCGAAGCCAGCCCGCCGCACGACTTCAATCAACGCGTCAACCATTTTCCGGCGGATCCGGATCACCTTCGGGATCATGCGCTGCGCTTCCGGTGCTTCCGGCATCCGGCCACGATTCCAGCCGCGATCGGTTCGACGATTGCCCGTGCCGCGCTCAAAGAAATGCGCATGTGGGGCGCGACTTCTCACGGTGGCCATTGTCGTAACCGTCGATCGATGCTGTTCAATCGTGACGCGGCGTTTGAGGTTGCCGGTCGGGCCAGTCGGGTAGTTCTGGACAATCTCGCGCTGCGCTGCTTCAGCATGAGCCGACACAATGTCGCCTGCTTCGGCCGCTAAGTCTTCCGGCAAGTTACGCAGCACCATGCGTAGCTCATCGAGACCACTCAACACAAGACGGTTGTGACTCATGGAATGATTTCCTCGCACAGCAACCGCAACTCCGCGTCGTCTTCGTTGATGTTCTGAAATCCCTTGACAAACAATTCGCGCGTGTCGAACACGATCCGCGTGTCCATGTTGACTTGCGGATGAAACCGCATCCCGACTTCATGCTGAATCGTACGACCGTCTAACGACGGCGGCAGCGGCCGAATCGCCGCCCACGCCCCAGCGGGTGACAATGGCTCGAAGAATCCATCGGTATCATTGGTATGTTGCGGACACCGCGAGAGCGTCACCCATTTATTGAACCGACCCACGCGCGGCATATCAGCTAGACCTCGTCATCGACCACTCGAGCCAATCTTGCGGCTCGATCCAATGCACGCGATCGCTCCAGCAATTCTCGGCCGCCATGCGGGCCCCCTCGCGATACTCTTCAAGCCCTTCTCGATCGCAGTCCAGATAGGCGACGTACATCCGGATCCCCTGCTTGATGCGCTCGGGAATCAGCGCCACCGATGTCCAGCCGATCACGTAGGTGACAATCACGCGCGGTGTAAACCTTGTGCTCTGCAAGGCGGGCCAGTTCTGCCCAGGCTTGAGCACGATTCTGGCGGGACGACTCACCGTATCTGTGTCGTAAATGCTCGTCGCTAACGTCTGTAACGCGCCAGCCGTGTCGTAGTACTGCACCGTGGTCACCGACTGTAGCGGCGCCGCTCGCGGGAGATACATCACGTCGTACCACCAATCAAGCGTCATCTGCCACGTCTGCGTGAAAAACCCGCGGTTCATGTACTCTTCGCCGGTTTCCCGTGCGGTGACAATGAATCGCTGAATCGTCGCGTCGTCGTTGTCCTGCGTGATCCGCGCGTGCTGTTTGGCTTCGACCAGCGTGATCGGTTCACTCGCCGGCCCAGTCACGAGCGCCCAGGACACCTTCGTCGTGTTCACCGTGAACCTCGCGTGCGTGGGCGCTTCTCACTCGCCGTCTCCGTTGGCGGCCCAAGCACGGCGGCCTCTGGTGTCGCCGGCAAGGACACCGCACTCGGATCGTGTGCGTCAGCCCAACCTAACTGCGCAAACGCCTCGACGAGATCGGAATCGCCGTCCGTCACGATCACGATTTTGCCATTACGCGTCGTCGACTTCGCCACTCGTCGCACGAGCTTCTCAAGTAGATCCATGCATCACTCCCAACAGCAGAGAACAAGGCTGATGGCCCGTCTGGACCATCAGCCTCGAAAGGATTACGCCTGGGTGCCGTACTTGACCGGGTTCGTGCCCGCGTCGAGTAAGTCACCGTCATGTCGTGAGAAGGCAAGGAATGCGACCTGTCCGAACTCGGCGAAGCGTTCCTCGAGTCGGAGCAACGTCACATCACGCACATCGCGGATCTGGTACTTCGAGAAGTCGCCAAAGAGGATCGATTTCACCGCTGTCGCCGGCGTCGTCATCGATTGGTTGACGGTGTATTCGTAGCCAAGAATCCGATCGGGTTGGCCGGTGGTCAAGCCGGGTATCCAGAGCGGCGCGCCGACGGTGTCGCCGGAGTACTGCAGGATCTTGACCTTTTTGATCATCTTCAGTCCGCCATCATGAAACATCCAGCGCCCGTTGTTGCGATAGGCGGGGTCGACGGAATGGATCACATCCGTCAGGTTGTCCGCCGTCACGGTCGCTGTTCCTGAAAACGTGATCCCGGAGCTTGTCGCCGCCGTCACGATCCCGTTTGGCTGCGATGAACCGGTCCCAGTCGTGAAATGATCATTCGTGATCCGCGCGATCCGGACCCCAAGCGCATTCCCGATGAACTCGGCTGGATTGATCGACGTGTCCTGCAAGAACTCGACGCTCGCCTTGATGTACTTGCTCGTGTACTTCCAGGCGTCAATCACGAGCTGACCGAAGGTCATTTCCAGCTCGTTGAACGTCGTGTTTTCCGCGATGATCTCGCCCTTGTTTGCCGTGTCGTTCGTGGTCGGAAACGGCAATGGCCCACCGGTATCCGTCCTGAAGACCGTCGAGACCAAGCGCATCCCACCATAGGCCAAGAGGGCCATTTCGAGCGCGCGCATCGTGGCATCCGCCGTCGTGAACCCTCCGGTCGTCGTCGAGCTCTGGAGGCCCGTCAAGGCTGCGCGCTTTTCGTCCACCTGGACCTGCCACGCGCGCAGATCCTCTGGCGTGTTCCCCTTGAGCAGCGGTCCCATCTGGAGCTTGAGCCGTTTCGAGTCGACGTTGATACCGCACCGGCGCGCCGTCTCGCGCTGTTCATCCGTCACCGCATTATCTGGCACGCCGCCAAGTGCCCAGGCGCGAAACGCTTCGACCCGATCGTGCTCGGTGATCTTGCCGGCTGAGCCGCGATAGGACGGACGGGTGTCGATCGGATTCGGGTCAGTACGCCGGCCTTTGGATTCCTCGAGACTGGCCCGTGTCGCTTGCTGCTTCTCCATCCGAGTGATCAGGGCCGTGATTTTTTCGATGTCCGCATCGATCGCATCCCACTTGTCCTGTTCTTCCTTGCGAAGATCCATGCGGCCTTCGTCGGCCGCTTTCTTCAGGACTTCGTCGGCCTGATCGCAGAACTCGCCCTTTTTCTGGCGTAACTCTGTAAGGTTTTGTGAAAAGTCCATCGGTCGTTCCTCTGGTCGTGCGCTGAGGAACGGCCCAAGACACATGGCAGGAGCGCGATCCACGCACGAACTCAACTGAGAATTCGTGAGCTTGTGGATGCGCTCGACACGCGAGCTACATCACGGTTATCGCCTGCTCTCCACTGGCACCGCCAGCACCTGAACGAGGCTCAACTGTGTCGTCAGGAACCAGTGTGCAGCGAATCAGAACCTGCCGGTATTTTTAAGGTGGGAAATGAGGGCATCGCGCACGACACGTGCGACCGAGACGTCACGACGGATCGACTCTCGAATCACAGCGTCATGCACCGGCGTCGGCACGGTACAGGCCGGCAACTGCGAGACCGATGGCGCGAGCGGAGGCCGGCCGCGCTTTACCGCGCCCGCCGTATGCGTAGCACTTTCCTGAGCCATTCAAGCCTCGATCCTGCCTGGGTTTTCTGAAAGGCGTCGAGCGATCGCTTCGCGACCGAGACATCAGTCTGCATATAGGCCGGGAACGCCACCACGCTGACTTCGCTGATCGTCATGTCGTTGACTTCGCGGATCAACATCCCGTCCTCTTCGCGCCAATCGTCGCCGTTCGGCATCACCCGGAACGCGAACGACATACCGGAGACATCACCGCGGCTGACGGACTCAAGAATGTCCCGGCCGGCCGTGGTATTCGCGGGATCAATTTCGACTTTCAGCCCCTTCTGGTCCTTTCGAAGCGCCAGCGTCCCCGACCGCGTGCGACCGATGACCTTTCCGGAGTCATGATCCACGAGCGCACGCACGTCCAAGGCTTCCGAGAGTGTCCGATCCACGGCTTCGGGCCGGATGATCTCGCGGAACCCGCCGAGGTTCTGGGACAGGGCGTTGAACACGATGGCGTAGCCCTTGATCTTGCGGAGGGCATCAAGTTCAACGCGGACTTCTCCGGTAAAACGCCGTTCCAGTTCTTCCATCATGCGACCTCTTTCAGCACCCGCGCTGCGATCGTCTCCGCGCGTTCTGCTTCCCAGCGCCGGAGCACTTGCTCCAGTGCTGGCGCCATCGTGTCGGCGTCGTGCTCATCCGCGACAGTGCCGAGCTGCCGACGTGATTGATTGATGTACTCAGCAACGAACAGATCGAGCAGATATTCGACGGGTTCCGTATGGCCCATACAGACCACCCACGCACGTACGGACGGCCTCAGCACCTTCCGACAGCGATCCTCATGGCCCGGATAGAACTGTGTCAGCCATGTCCGGAGCTTGTCTGGTGATCCTTGCACGCGACGCGCACGATCGGACTCGTGCTCGATCAGCCAGCGAAGATCATCGACCAGTGCCGCTCGAATGGCGACACCTGATTCGTTCAGGCGGCGTTCGGCCTGCGCAAGAGCGGCCGTCCGAACCGTGAGCGTCTCGTCGAGCGCCAGCCGGGCCGCTTCTGTCTGAACCTGCGCCGTTTCCGCCAGTACTCGGGCCTCACGCATCTGACCGTATATAAGGCGTTCATCATCCCGTTCGCCAGTCAATGTGATAATCTGCGCTCGTAGTTCGACGTTCACGGCTTCAACCGTTTGGCACTTGCCGCTGAGCCCATCACGCTCAGTGATCATCGCCGACAGATCTGCCACGGCCCGCCCGAGATCTTGCCCAAGCCGCATCGCCTCAGCCGTCAACCGTGCCTGTTCAGTCGCGTGCTGATCGCGCGCGGTGTCACGCTCCCGCGTCATCGCCTGCAACTCACCACCGACACGCTGGACATCAGCCTCAAGCCCCGCCCTGCGCAATTCCAGTGTCGTCACAGCGGCCCGTATGGATACGAGTTCGATGTTCAATCCATCAGCACGAGTCGTCTCACCGCGGAGTGCAGTTTCCAGCCCACCGACTTTCTGGACGGCATCGTCACGCTGCGTCGTCATCATCTTGACGTCGCCAAGCGAGATATCGAGGAGATCTTCGAACTCTTGGGCCTTCTTACGGGCCGCGTCGCGTTCCTCGATCGCACGACTCAAGTCTTCCTGAGTCGGCCCAGGCGGCCGTGGAGGTGGCTCCTTCAGCTTCTCAATATTGGCGAGTTTCTCGTCGATCGATGCCTGCCACCAGTCTTTCGACAGGCTCAGCGGGATCATCGCCGTATTGACAAAGGCCTCATCACCACCATCAACCGGGTTCCGGTTCTCAATTTCCCGGATCTCATTCGGAATGATGGACGCCGTATTGAACTGCTCGCGATAGAACACACCGCGACCCGCCGAGTCGCCGCGCAATAATCCAGCCGCGACAAATTCGATCTCCTGCTGATTCCGCTCGAGCGGCGAGACGAGTTTCTCGTTCAGTTCCTGATCCCAGCGTTCCAGCCATGGACTCAGACAGTCAATGTAGTACTCAAGATTCTGATGTTCAATATTGTTGTTCGTCGAACGCGCAAGTTCTTTGAGTTTGTGCGGCGGCAGATTGAACCAGCGCGCGACTTCATCAATTTGAAACGTTCTGCTTTCTAGGAATTGCGCATCGTTCGGCGGGATGCCCATCCGTGTATACGTCGCATCGTTATAGAGCGCGAGCAACTTGTGTGCGCGATCGACGCCTTGATGTTTCGCGTTGAGCGACTCTGTATAATTCTTGTCGGACAGTTCCGTCGGCCGCGGCCCCTTATAGGAGATCACGCCGCCGAAAGTGGCCCCGTTACCGAAAAATGATCCGCCGAAGCGCTCCGTCGCGAGGCCCAATCCGATGGATTCGCGCGCCTTCTGGATGACCGAATAGCCGCTGACCCCATCGAAGCCGAGGCCCGGGATGTGCAGCATATCGGCCGAAGCCATAAAGACCTCGCCGCCGTTTGGTTGCTGCACGCGGTATTGCAACGGACTATCGGCCGATCGCCTGAACGGCATGACCCGATCCGGTGTAATCGGCCAGAGTGCGGCCACCCGATCGGCACCGTTTCGTTCGATTTCGGCATAGGCATTCCCCCACGTCAGCACATGCGCCTGCAGCGTTTCGCGAAACGTGAACGCTGACATCTCAGGGTTCGGCCGATCGTGAACGATCCGATAGAGTGGGTGCGACGTGTACCGTTCCTTGCCGCCCCCGGGCAATTTCCGCCACAACGGGCATGGCAGATTCCCGACCTGCGAGGAGATGAGGCCGACCGCGGCCCAGACCGCGGAATAGTTCAGCGCGGTCGTTTCGTTGACCGCCACGCCTGATGACACCGGCGTGGCATTGAACAGACGCGCGATCTCCGGCGAACTCGCACTCAGCGGCCCAGACCAATGCGAACGGAACGCATCCAGCGCTTGCTTGAAGCGCTGGATGCGTGACGGCCGATCCTCGACGAGCTGGTACCGCTGGAGCTTACCCACTCGTTTCCTCTGACTCGGCCACCAAGATTCTCAACACTTTACGGCGACTCGATTCGGTGTAGCCATAGAACGTCGGACATCCACATGTTTCAGGGCAGTAGTGCAGCGTCAACGAGTTCCGCAGATCCTGGATAAACTTCTCGCGACCGCCTGGGTATTCGTTCACAAACGGAAATCTAGTCTTCATAGCCGTTCCCTGTGACGATGCAAGGCGATACCAGTTCTTTTCAGATAAGACACATTTGGCCGAAACGTTAGGCATCAGAGCCATTCCGCCATGACGCTCGTGTCTACCTTCGGCGGCTCGCGAATCGCTAAGGCCATCCCGATCGTCGGCGCAATCACTGGATCGATCCGGCCGCGACTCTTCTTTTTCACGAACATCATGTTGTCTTTACCGTCGCGCTGGTCGACCACATTCGATACCGACCACGCCGTGACGGGACACCCACACGCGTCGACGTCGCCCGCAAGGATGTCCGCCTGCATCCGCAGACACGCGCTGCTCATCCCGGCATACGTCTGCGGGACTTCTAGTAATTGCTCCTCAGCGAACCCATCCGTCTTCAGGTCGTCAATCAACTTGTCCGCATGCCACGGGTCAAACCCGATCCGCTCGATGTCGTACCGATTGCGGGCCTCGAGCAACGTCTCTCGGATGATGTGGTGATCGATGCGTGTCCCCGGCGTCGTCTTCAACCAGCCTAGATCGCGCCACACCACATATGGCGCGCGGTCGCGATGCATACGATCAACAAGGGTCTCGTCCGGCGTCCAGACGTGCTGAATCAACCGCCACCCTGGCCGGCCTGGTGCCGGCGGGAACACGAACGACAACGCGCACAAATCAATCTTTGACGCGAGATCGATCCCGACCCAGCATGACTGGTGGAGGAGTTCCTCAAGCCACGCATCGCGAGTGAGGCACTTCGGATTCTGCCCTTTGCGCCATCCTTCCACCGACAAGCAGGGATTTGAAGCGTTCACAAGCAGGTTCAGATGCTTTTGCTTGTATGTGGCCGCCGCTGAGGGGATCCCCTTCGCCTTCAGGACTTTCGCGGCCAGATCCTCCGGATTCACCGAGATCCCGTAATTTGGGTTCGCCTTGCGCGCCGTCTCTGGCAGCGTCCAGTCGTCGCTATCGTCTGCATGCGCCGTAAACACGTAGAAGGACTCATCAACAAGGACACCTTCAAGAATCTTGTTTGAGTAGTCGTTCTGATCGCCCCACGGCGAAACCGGATCGTCCCCGAACGTCGTGATCAGGTAGATCACGGGCTGACGGCGAGCACCTGTCGCCGTCTCCATCACGTCCAGCATTCCGCGATCCTTCATCGCGTGGATCTCATCACCGACGACGACGTTTGGATTCAAACCGTCTGTCGAATCGTGATCGGCGCCGAGCGGCTCCAGTTTTGAACTCGTCTCATCCCTATGCAGGTTCGCGACGAGCACCGTGATGCGATCCTTGAGCCCGCTGGATTGGACGAGCTTCTTGGCATCGTTGAAGACGATCTTCGCCTGATCGCGCTTGGTCGCCACCGCGTAGCCTTCCGCGCCAGGCTCCCCATCGAAGAACGTCAGATACAGCAACATGATCGCGGCGATCAGCGTCTTGCCATTCTTGCGCGGGATCTGCGTGAATGCCGTCCGGAACCGACGTAGCCCCGTATCGACATGCACCCAGCCAATCACACTTCCGGTGATGAACTGCTCCCATGGTTCAAGGCGGATATTCTGGCCGGCCCACTCGCCCTTGTAGTGCTTCAGGAGGCTTGCGAATTTGAAGAACAGCTCCGCCTTTTTGATGTCGAAGCGGTAGGGAAACTCAGACGTCCCTTCACGCGCGCGGTCGCGCTGATGCCGTGCGCAGGCAAGCTTGTGAAATTTCCCGGCCGGGAGTCGGCCAGTCACCACATCCGCCGCGTACATATCAAGCGCGTTCATGCACCCTTCTGCACCAACTGCGGCCCGTCGAATTCGGCGAATTCATCTTTCGGCTGTTCCGGCGCAATGACCGGTTTCCCATCAGGAACCAGCCGAAACCGAGCCCGCCCGAGATCCACCCGCGCAATCATCCCGCGATGATCAGGCCCAGCGACCGCCAACGGCGCCGCCCGGAGCTTCCGCTCAAGGACGATATAGGCACAGAGATCCGCGAACGCCATCGCCGTCGAGGCCGTCAACGTCCGCTGTTCGAGTGCGAGTGGCGCGAGCTCCTCCCACACGTCCCGCACATCCTTGTCGAGTCCTGATGGTTGCGTGACCGCCGGCAATGGCCCCTCTGGCAGACTCGGACGTTCAATCGCCCTCGGCCCACGTTTGCCAGGATGCCCAGCGAGCCAGTCTGCAGCCCGTTCCCGGGGCTTTCTCCCTGCCCCGACCCGAACCCCTCCGCTACGTCCCTTGACCCCAGCCATTTGTTTTCTAAAGCCCTTGATTTGATTACCTTATGACACTGCGGTCACACGCGTGAGGGGCCAGAGTGGTTTGGGAACACATCAGGTACAGAGATTTGATCCACCCTGGGCTTTCACCCAACACGGCCGGAACTCGGCCCATTTACGCCGTGCCTTCAGCCGGTGCCACCCACGCTTCCATCGTCTGCGTCGAGGGGAACGTGCTGGCTCGCTTGCGTGCGCCATACCTGATGGCCACCAAGCTATCGATCGTGGTGGTCGTGCCTCGAGTGACACGGCAACGCACAAACTGTTCAAGAGGGCGCTGGAGATCAAGGACCAGGGTGGTGTTGGCGCCACTGACGACCTTGGTACCAGCAAGGTCCGCTGCGGCACCCATGCCGACCACAACGTCCTGTTGGGCACGGATATCGTTGTTGGCCGCGGCCGATCCGATACGAACCACCCACATCACACCCGTGAATCCGGCCATATCGAGGATCGTGCTGTCAATGGTGGTGGTACCAGTCGCAGTCGGGGCATCGGCAGTGACGAGACATTCATCAACGAGCGACATGAGATCTCTCCTTATCTAACGTGTTAGCTTTCCACTTGTTACAGTTCTGACAGGCCGCCATGTGATTACTGGGATCCCACTTGCTGCCGCCATGGCTAAGCGGCATCGTGTGATCGACGCACTCCGCTGGAGTCGTGAGTCCTTGTTGGACACATCGGCTATGGATCTTGTCCATCGTGCCGTCCACGCGTTCTCCACACACGGGATGTTCTGCTCGAAAGCGTCGACTGTAAGCCGCCCACGACGCGTCATAGCCTCGCTCGAAGGACGTTCCGCGTTGGCGATCCTGGTGTTTCGCGTGTCTTGAACATCGTCCTTCCATGACCAGAACCGAGCAACCGGGCTGGGCACAGAATCTCATCGGCGTCGTCTTGTGAGGAATGCGCTCAGCACACGATGTATCC